TATCGCCTGTCTGTAATGAATTAACAAATTTATTAATATTTTCTTTACTCATTATTTATCTCCTAATGTTGATTTTTCTTTTTCACTACCATTCGTTTCTTGGTTAGGCGTAATGGTTGGTGTTTCTTCGGGCTGAGCTTCAGCACCTTCTTCTTCAATTTGTTTGTCGATTTCTTCTTGTTCTTGTTCATTTTGTTTTAATATTTTGGTTCTTATATATTCGTTAGAGAAATATTTACCAACATACCCTTCTAGTTGTTGAGCCAATTGTACTCTTTCTCTCATCATTTCGCTGTGTTTTAACTCAGCAAAGTATCCATCTTGTAAGAAAGTATATGTAATATCTCCCATCATCATATCCCATTCTTCAGGCGCAATGATACCTTTTAAAATTAATTGAGTTTTTAAAAGATCATGGAATAACATACAGAATTTCTTTCTTAAACGACCTACAAATTTAGTAAACTTAACTTCATCTCTACTAATTTCTGCAGCTCGACCAAGATTAAAACCTTGACCACCTTCTAATCTACTAATAGGTATATTAAGAGAACGATATAGTTTCTTTTGGAAGTATTCTATATCCTGTATCTCACCTAAGTTTTGACCACCAGGTAATGTAGTAATTTCAGTTCCTCTCCCACCTTCTCTACGAGGTAACCAAAAGTCTTCTAACATACTCATTTGATTTCTATCATCTTTAATTTCGCCTGTACTTGCGTCATATACAAGTTTATTTCTATATCTAGCCATAACATCTCTCAAATATTGTTCGGCCTTGATTTTAGGTAAGTTACCCACATCAATATAGAATATTCTTCTTTCAGGTGCACGAGCAATTCTGTAGATAACAACAGCATCTTCAATCATTCTTAATTGATTGACCGGTTTAATTGCTTTGTGTAAATATGATAGTACTTGATTTTGTGTTTGATCTATCAGACCTGATGGACAATAAGAAATAGCATCTGTTGCTATTCTTAATCCACCTGCGTTAGATGTAGCAGTTGGATGTATTCCTCTTTCATTGAAAATATAATATTCTGAAAACTTATTTTCAAATGCAAAAGATGATGGCATTCCATCTGTTCTTTGTTTTCTAACTTCTCTTATTTTTTTGATTTTTCTAGGATCAATATATCTTACTTCAGTAATTCCTAGTCTTGGTGAGTCTTTATCAATAATTTTATGATAGTATAATCTACCATCCACATACCATCTTCTAAAGATGTCGTGGCCTTTAATGTCAAAGCTTAATAACTTTAACACTTCAGAAAAAGACTCTCGTATTCTTTTCTTAATAGAATCTGAATAATCTATTTTACTTAAATCCAATTGTACAGATTGTTGATTTTCATTTGATACAATTGCTTCAGATACTATATCTTCTATTGCAAGATCACACTCTGGATGCAATGCAACTTCTCTATATCTTCTTATTAAATCTAATTCGTTTCGTGCCGTAGCATCAAAACCTCCATAAGACGCAAAAAATCCACCAGCGGGGACGGTTTGTGTACCGTCTTCCGCTTGAGGTGGAACTATATTTTGTCTTGGATCGGTAGAGGGTTCTTTTAAACGCTCTATCTTAAACCCAAACAGTTCAGCCATAATTTAGTTTCTCCTATTACTATTAATACTTATAAGAGTATTAAGTAGTAGTATTTGTTTCAAAGTATTGGTATCTATGTGTGGCAGTAAAACTCTCTACAGAGTTGTTATCGCCATACGATAGTGCAATATCATCCAGAGTTGTTGGAAACATTCCTCTAAATGTGTATGATTTAATCACATTACCATTTCGGTCTAACTGATCAACAAAGGCGTCAACTTGATAATCTACTGGATTTGTTAATCCTTCATTATCTGACATATTGTTGATACCGTTTAACCATCTTTCGTATGCATTACGAATTAAGAAGTTAGTATCATTTAGAATTGTAGTTGTCCATGTAGCAAATGTTCTATCACCTGCAACATATAACTCTCTTCCTCTAAATGGAATAGCAACTTCGGTTACTGTCATACCTGGTAAAGATGTAGATGTAGTTAAGAAAGACATACTTTCAGTCTCCCCACCTACAGCTGCATATCCAGGGAAAGGCATTGTCACTCTGAATTGGTTAGCACGAGCGCCGCCGCCTCTTAACTTAGCTTTAAAGTCATTTATATTTGGCATGATTCCTCCTACGCTCCTACTACTTCTTCAAATGCAACACCTGTTCTTGTCGCAACGAATTGTAGTTGTATAAAGTTAATTGATCTGTTAGGTTTAACAAATATATCCGCTCTAAACTCATTTCTATCAATGACATCACCAGTATTATTTGATGTATCACAAACTACTAAAAAGTCTGTAACACCTCTTCTACCTTGTACATCTCTTAGGAATGGTTCTACGATATTTCTAAATTGTGCTCTTGTGAACTCATCATTGAACTCAAACAATTGAAATTTAGAAGCCGTAGAGATTGCTTTTTCTAAAGTGATAAACAATCTTCTAACGTTTATTCTATCAAACGCACTTGGAGTAGATAAACCAGTTTTATCACCAAACAAGATTGTACCTTGTCCTGGTAAAGTAACTACTGGATTTATTCTAGCTCTGTATAACTCATCTCTTTGTGTTTTTGATGGGTTGTATGCTAACTTAACAGCACCTCTAATTACTCCTCTGTTGAAACCAGCAGGTGAGAACCATGAGTCTGCGATTAAGTCTGTTCTTGCAGCCAAACCAGCAATATCACCATTTAATGGTACAAATCTAAATAAGTCATTGTATTTGTCGTAAGTATATTTGTAACCACTATCGAATACAACGTATGAAGATGATCTAATACCATCAAAGAAAGCTTTAACGTTTGTTGTTTGTGTTGTTGAACTTGTAACACCAACTACGTCACTTCTTTCTGGTGAAGCAAAGACAATTGAGTCTTTTCTATTTTCAGCAACTGTAATAAGGTTATCTATGTGAGTAGCGTCACCTTTTCCAGCAATGATTAAGTTTACATCTACAGTATCAGCGTCTTGGTATCTTTCATATGCAGTTTTTATTTCTGCAACTGAAGCTGCTGATCCGTCAGCACCACCACTTAAACTTGCGTCATTAAGAGCTGAAACAGCAGTAAATGTTACTCCTAAAGCAGGATCACCCCAATTACCAGCTGCACCTGTTGACTCGTGAGCAGTCCAATAAATGTATTGTGATTTATTGTAGATTACATCTTTGTAATAGTTTGAATCACCTTGTGGTGTTTTAGCATCACCTGCTACTGATACTGAGTCATATACTTCTAATACTTCCCCAGCAGTACCTGTAATACCACCATCTTCATCAACCACTACTATGTGTATTTCATCATTTGATCCACCTCTTGCTGAAGTGTATGCTGATGTTCCTGGAGCACCTGATACTAGATCATAGTATCTCCATCTTCTTCTTATTGTTGAAGCGTCAGCTACAGCAGTATGTAAACCACCTGTACCTGAAGGATGTCTTACGAATGTTAAATCATTTGTTGCAATTGCAGTAATTCTGTATTCGTATCCACCTACTTCTCCAAAGTTTATAATATCACCTACGTTTAATACTGAACCATCATCTACTGTAATTGTTGTATCTCCAACTGCTGTTGAAGCATCATCTACTGTAGTTGCTGAAGTATTTTCGTAAGCTGATGCTGTGTTAGGACATATTGAAACTTTAATATTATTTCCCCACGCACCTGCAGTTCTAGCTGCCCATAAACCGTCTGGTGTAAAACCATCCTCATAATCTGAATTATTTTTAATTAGTGTTGCACCACCGCCACTTGCAGTAGCGTTAAATGCACCTGTATTTGTTGCCCGTACAACTCTTAAACTTGATGAGTACTGTAAAAAACTTGCAGCACTAAAAAAGTATTCAAAAGTGTTAGAGTCAGGTTTACCAAACGTTTCAACTAATTCTTTTTCAGAAGCAATAGATACTACTTCATCCATTGGTCCTTGTGAGAATTGTCCTGCAATAGCACCGATCGTTGTAGCTACTGCTGGTATTACGTTTGTTAAGTCTTTTTCTTGTACGACAACACCTGGTGAAACTTGAAATGCCATATATGTTGTTCTCCTCTTATCTTATTAGCTAATAGGTATCATTAATCTCGTGTATATTTATGATATTAAAAATCTTTACTGGCTATACTATAATAAGGTTTTAAATTATAACATTTCTCCTTTTCTAATTGTCACTGGAGTCCATCGTTCTCCTGAGTCGTCCTGAAAACTATCATCATCTAAACCATCATCCATAAACCCGAATGGTGCCATATCTTGTTCTATTGCATTTTGTTGTTCTTCATACATTCTAGCACGTACATCTTGGTCTGTCATCTCTTTAAAATATCTTTGATTTGTTATCCATGCAAATATGACACAACACATAACTAAATCATCATTAGAACCTTCTTCAGCCTGCCAACCACTACCCCGTCTTACAAATGTTGACAATTCTTGTATAGTATGAAAATCGGGTATAAGCATCTTGTCACCTTCAAGTAAAGATTTTAAATTTGAACAACCTATACGTTTTACTTGTTTGGTCATACGAACACCTAGTTGAGTTCCTCGTTTACTAAAACCTCCACCTAATACTTGTCCTGCTCTACCTTTCATCATACACATTAATAAATTTGTGTATTCTAATTCAAATTGTAAAGCGTCTGCTATTTGATGGCCTAAATCATTTACTTCAATACAAATATGAGCATTGTTATATTCTTTTGCAACTTTTTCAATCGTATGAGGAAACAATATAGGTTTTATTTCATTATCTCTAAACTTTGCAACCATCTTATAGGGCATTTTTGAAACATCAAATACAGTAAAGGCTGAATAATCTCTTATCGTACCGCGAGCAACGTCAACAGTCATAACATAGTCTTTACCCTTTTCTACTCTTTCATACATATCTAAACCTGCGTTTGAAACTAATGGTGTAGTGTGTGACAACATTCTTAATTTAGATGGATTAATTAATGTATCAACTGATCCTACAAACTCACATTCAAACTCGGTAGCAAATTGTGCTTCACTAGTGTTTCTTATAGTTTCTTCTTTCCACTTATCATCTCTACCTGGTACTTCAGACCAATGTACTTCAATAGGTTTATAATCATTTCTTCCATGTATTGCGTCATTCCATAGTTTATAAAACATATTCATTCCATGTGGTGTAGATACAATCATAACTTTAGAAGATTTACCAGAAGAAATTGTAGGATAAACTGAACTAAAAAATTGCTCAGATATATTGTTAGGTATGAAAGCAAACTCATCAAGGAATATTATATTAAATGAACCACCTCGAATAGCAGAACTTGATGTTGCAGCTGCAAGTATCTTTGAACCATTTTCTAATTCAAGTGAACCTTTGTTCCAGTTTAATACACCTTGTTGTAACCATTTAGGTAAGTTTTCGTATGCAAGTTGTAATCTACCTAACAAATCTCTAGCAGTAGAACTTTTGTTGGCAAGTATGGCCACATTGATATTATCATTGAATATAACTTGATGTAGTAGATATGCAATAATAGTAGTTGATTTACCAGACTGTCTAGGTAGTTTACAAATAGAAAAACGATTTTCATGGAATGTCTTAACCATTTTTTCCTGAAATCCATACATATTAAAAGGAACTAATCCTTCATCAATGTTTACAATTTTAGTATATGTCTTTACAAAATGTATAGGGTTTTCCATACACTTAGCAATCTCTCTTATTTGTTCTTCGGTATATTCTTGTTTGAGATTTGCTTTGTAAAGATTAGGGTTACCTAAGTATGCTTCACTCATCATTTACCTTTTTAAAATCTTTATCTTCTTCACTTTGAACTTGTGTGTTTTTGTTCTTTAACATTTTATGTAATTCTGCTGATGAACCCACAAACAAGGCCTGTTTAATATTTGTATTATTTGTTTTATTAGGAACGTCTTTTAATGTTTTAAGTTTGCCTTGTAAGTCTTGTAATTTATCAACTGTATCAGCAACTTGTTTAATAAGATTGCCTGCAACTTCGTAAGCACGAGGATGTTGACTTTCATTTGCAATATCAAGTATGCCTTGAATTGCGTCTTGGCCTCTTTCGATTAGATTATAATAGTTTTCTCTACTGTATTTGTAATCATTATCCACATCTTCTTTTTCTTTGTCTTCTATTCTAGGAACAGGTGGAGTATATTCTTTTTTGACTACAGCCTTTGTAACAGGCTTGTCGTTAGAGATACCAAGGGCTTCGTTTATTTTTTCGTCTATGCTCATAATTATGCGTCACCATCTGTACTCGGATCGTAATTTTTAGAGTCCGTATAGGTACTTATAGTTGTTGTAAACCCGAAGTCATCATTTGCGTCAGCTGATGTGGGATCTGGTACAACAACAATTCTTTCTTCTCTTTTAGGATCTCCTGATGTATCTGTATATAAATCAGTTTGTGTTTCTTTAATAACACTTTTAGAATAAACAGGACCATACAAATATGTTTTAGCGGTAAAACCTAAAGTATAGTTTACAGCTCTTCTTGTTGTAAATGCACCATCATATGTGTCTTCATAATTGACACTATTTAAAGTTATAGGTACATCTCTTTTAATACCCATTTCAGGAATTGCATTTATAGTTACTGTATAGTCAGGTTGAAAATATGGTAGTAGTTGTTCTATTATTTGTAGTCCATCTTCAGCTGTAGCAGTAAATGAGTATAAATTGAATGATATGTTGTAAGGTACAGGATTATATTGATAATACATTTTACTTGCGTCTGATGTATTAACATTTTTAAATTTACCAATTCTTTGTAACTTACGAGATGAGTCATAACCTATGCCTGATATTTCAAAACCCATACGTGGTAAAGTTATAGCCATTTCTCTTTGATCTAAATTAGGTTGTTGCTCTAATCTTACTAAAAACTTTTCTTTTGGTGAATATGCTAAAGGTACCTTTATCTTTTGAACAACATCTC